TCAGCTACGCCGCGCCGCGCGCGTGGCGCGCCAATTCCAGACGATGATCGCCCCGGAGGTAAACAACAGGGCCGCATAAAGCGGCAGCCCGAACCGGTCCGGCAACCACAGATGCAATTCATCGGCGAGGTAGAGCGCCAGCACGGTAGCCAGCACCGCGACCACGCTCCATCGCACGATGGGCGGCGGTTCGATCCGCGCCAACAGGCTGATCAGCGCAACGCCGCCAAGCGAGAAGGCGGGGAACAGATCGGTCATGCCGGCGGGGGCCGTCATTGGCGCGAACCCGTGCGGGAGACGGCCAGCAGGCCGCCTGCGGCCAGTGCGATCCGAAGCTCCATCATGCTCCACATCTCTACAGCCTAGCTCAAACCGCCCTGCGGCGCGAGCCCAGGGTTATCGGCGGTCCTGTTCACCCGGGGGCTGCTCAGCGGTCCGGCCAGGCATCGCGGTAGCGATTACGATCCGCGCGACAGCGCGCCAGATCGTCATCGCCCATCCTGATCGCGCGCTCCGCCCCGCCGCTATCCAGGCCGCCATCCGCTCGGGTCCGCAACGGCGTCGGGCGGCACGGGTCCGGCTTCTCCGCTGCCGGCCGCGGTGGAGGAGGGGGCAGGAAAGAGGGCGGCGCGACTGGCTTCGATCGCGCGCACGCGCTCAGCGCCAAGACAGCCAGCAATGCCGGCATCGCTTGCTTCATAGCTCTTCACCTCGTCTTCGGATTTCTGGATCAGCTCGGCCAGTTTTGTAGCTTCGCTCGCATGGGCGACTTCCGCGGCGATGATGCGGTCCCGCGCATCGAGCCCGGCCTTGGTCACCGCCGCGTTCGCGGCAAGGATCTGAGGCACTTGCCGCAGCTGCCCGTCTGCAAGTCCGGCTTGGTAACGGGCAGCGCCGTAGGCTTCGATCAACGCATGGCCCAGATACGCAAAGAGCGCCGCGGCCAGCACGGCCGCGGCGCCCGACATGATTTTGGCGAACATGGCGCGCTTCACCCGCTCATGCGATCGCCTTGTGTGTCGCCAGCCGCAGCACGACGTTGGCGATCGCGACCGCGCCCATGATCGCGGTCACCACGCTGTCCTGATCGAGGCCGGCGGGCAGCAGCTTGAACGTGCCGAGCACGGCGAAAAGGGTGGCGACGACGTTCACCCACACGGTGCGGCTCTGCCACCAGGTCTTGCTGTCGGTCATGATAGTCTCCTCACGCAAAAAAGCCCGCGGCCGGATGGGCAGCGGGCGGTTGAAAAGTTCAAGAAAGTCGGGTTACGCCGCTTGGTCGGGCAGCTGAAATTCTAGGGTCTGTACCCTAACTGCAAAATGTTTGGTGGCCGGGTGAGCGGCGCGCTTTATCGAGCAGACCTGCAAACGGCATGTACGCGAGCGATCGCACTTTGATTAAATCCTTCGCCGCCTTCTTCGCCTCGATCGACAGCGGGACATAGATGCCCCCGCGGACGGTATAATGGTAGCGGTGGCGCCGGGTAATATGCTGTTCGCCTTCGGTCGAATCCTGATAGAGTTCGGCGGCGATCACGCTACCGGTTCGGTCCAGAGAATAAGTGGTCTCTGTCCACCACTCTGCATCTGCGTCAGTCTGGGCCCGAGATACCTTCGTGGGGGTGTCGCCGCTATATTGGATCGTTCCGAAATCCTCGACGATCTCGCGAGCTTCGTTCTCTGCCGAAGCTTTCCGATCGTAAGTCTTGGCGTCGGCCACCGCGCACCAATGCCCGCGCCGATCCGTATAAACATAAACCTTATCTGAGCGTGTCGAAGGTGCGGCGGCTGCCGCCGCGCCGGCTTGGGTTAGGTCCATCATGGTCATTGCAAGCACGACGAGGGCAGTGCTCGAACGGACGATGCTCACCTCTGGCGCCTCCTGTATGCGGCCGCACAGGCATCGGCCAGTGCAGGCGTCTGGTTTCGAATCGTGCCTGGAAGCATGAAATGAAACGCATCGGGATTATTGCGGAAGTGAGCACCGTTGGCCAGACCGGCAGCGGTCATTGCCCTGCTCACCGCATCGAAGTTGGGGTCGTTGCTTCCCGGTCCCCAGTCTGCCGACAATCCCACTTGATGCCCGGACACGCCAGTAGCTGCCCTGGCGCCGGTTGGATGGCGTCGGCGTGCTTCCTGCATCGCTTGGCTTCTATACCCGTCCGTCATAATCGGCGAGATCCCTTGCCGGTTGAGGGCGGTGATGGCGCTGGTGAGCGCTTCAGCCATGCGCGGCTGGAACAGGGCGATGGCATTCGGCGCTCGATAACTGCCCTCGGGTCTGACCAGCGTGCAGCTGGCGGAGGCAGGCGGCTGCGGTGCCCCGCGACGCATTGCCGAGGCTGGTGCGTTAGCTAATTGGGGCGGTGCCGGGATCAGCGACCCTAGATCATAGGGCAGTGAGGGTGCTGACGGCTCAAACGCCGAAGCATCATAATCCAATTGCGGAGACGTCCCCGCACCTGGGAAGGCTCCCAAAAGAGTGAAAAGATCACTCGGCGCGGCAGCTGACCGCTGAGTGCCGGGATCGCGGTGCGCTCCGAACATCCCCATTCTTATCTCCTCTATGGCTTGGACGCGCAGCAATCGCGATGGATCGAAGCAGTGACGTCGGCGTTGGCGCTGTATGGCTGGCGTCGTTTCCGATCCGCTGATCAAGCTTCGGGTTACCGATGAGGCCACAGCGCTGATGACGGAGTTCGGTGCCGGCGCCGCCTTGTTTGCAAACGGACAGGTGATGGCAGCGCAGCGCGAGGGGCGAAGCGCCCTTGCCGATTACTGGTCGGCGGTACTCAGCGCGGTCAGCCGCCCGCCTTCAGCCGACGACCTCAAGACTGCGGTCCCCGCTGCGCCAGATCGCGTCGCGCACCGCCCGTGGCAGGATGATGCAGCCGTGGCTCGCCGTCCCGGGGTGCGCGATATTGTCGCCGTGGATCCGAAACGCGCTCCGCCCAAACGTCGGCGTGCCGGGATCCGCCACTAAGGTCAGTGTGCATGGTCCCGTATCGGGGCTGTCGTGCCGATCCGTGATCGTCCAACGCCCCTGCGGGATCGGCCCGATGCCGATCGCCGCCTGCAGCGCGGGATTGTTCCTGCCGCGCCCGCCGCCGCTATAGCCGCGCCAGCTCTTCCCCGCGCGCGACAAGAGCCCCGCTGATTGATCCCAGGTCCACATCATCCGTTCCCTGACGAAAAGGCGGAGGTCAGGCGGCCCGGCGCCGTTTGATCTTGGCGACGACCTCGGCAGCTTTCTCGGGAGCAACCTCGATCGCCAGCAGCAGCGCGTCGAAATTACCCTGCACGTTCTTGAGCTCGTGCCGCAGCACCGAAAGCTTGGCGTCGCATAATTGCCGCTCGGCAACCTGGGCTTCCTCGAGCCGCTCGATCCGCGTCTGGAGCTTTTCCACCAGACCCATCGCCACCGCGTCGGTTTGCGCGCGGCGGCCCTTCCAATAATCCAGAACCGGTCGCAGACCCGCGCCCAATCCACCGCCGCCCAGCGCCGCTCCGAACAGCGGCGCCCAGGCCGGCATCGTTTCGATCCAACTCATCCGCGCCTCTTTCCTGATCGGGCGATCAGCCCTGACCCCTATCTTCCGATGAATGGATTCATGCCTGCAACGCGTGCACTCTCGGCCCGAGAGGTTAACCATGAAGTCTGTATCGCGTATGGAGGAGTCGGCTGCGCCGCCGAGTCCTGAAACTTTTTCCGGCCGGCTCACGAAATGGGCCCAGTCGCTCTACGACAAGGCGCACGATCCGTCGCATTGCTCGCGCTGCGGCGTCTATCTTCCCGCGCGCGATCGTATTTGCGGCGCCTGCACCAAGGAAGGCTGATCCGCTCAGCTGGTTCGCGTGATGCTCAGCGATCCGGCGGACGGAAAGCGCGCTGTCGCTGTGGCGCCGGTGCCGTCGGTCACCTGGTATTGCAGCCATCCCCCTTCGACTTCGCTCAGCGAAAATCCGGTATAGGATATGGTCTCGGCGCCGAGGCCATTATCCGCAAAACCCAGTTTCCCGCTGGGATCATTCTGGATCGTCAGGCTCTCCGTGTAGGGCGCGGTGCCGCCCGAAAAGTCGCTCTGGACTATGCCATAGTCTTGCGCCGAAAGGTTGCCGCTGGCGCCTGAAACCGTGAACGCGGTCTGGCTGGACGGTGCGAAGGTGACCCAGCAGGTGAGCGGTCCGGTGCTGGTCGGCGGCGCCGGGGGTGTGTAGGTGGCCGCCAGGATGGCGATGCCGCTCACGACAGGCCTCCGCCGCTGACGATCCATTCGTCGGTCGCAACTTTCAGCAAGGTGCAAAGTCCCCGCTGCGCCAGCGTCCGGCTCCCGATGGTGGAGGTGCCGACCAGTCGCAACGTTACGCCCGCTGATTGCGTGATCGTGATGTTCGAACCGGAAGCATTGTAGATCGCGATCGTGTCCCCAATCGCAAAGGCGGTGGTGGCATTGGCCGGAACCGTGACGCCGGCGCTGGTCGATATCCCCTGGCCTACGTCGCTCAGGCCGATCGTATAACTGGCGGTCTTGCTGGCGAGCGGGACGGTGCGATAGCCGATCGCGCGCGCGGTGCCGCTGCCGTCGATTACGCTCGATCCGTTCGCCAACCCGGTCAGAGCGCCCGTCACCGCGCCTCCCGATTTGGCCAATGGCGCGCTCGCGCCGCCAAGCCAGCTTGCAACCTGCGCCATCAATGTGCGGATCGCGTCGTTGATTCCGCCGGCCGGGCAACCTTCGGCGATGCTTATACCGGCAATGTCGCTGTTGTTCGCGGGCGCGATGTCCCAATCCGTGACGGCGTTTTTCGCCATGTCGGTGCCTTTCACTAGGGTGGAAAATCTCAAAGGTGCAGGGCGGTCGGGGATCTGGCGGGCTCATGGAGCGCCAGACCAGTCCGCCACTTCCGCGGGCGAGCATCTCTTCAGCCCGCAGCGCCACTGAGATGCGCTCACCGGGCGAGGAGCTGGCGCCTTTTTTTGCTATCAGGGATGGGTGAGGCTCAAGCCTGCTTCGCCCTCGCCGGGGGGGGAATTCAGGCGGATGCGGATCGTGGCGTCAGGGAACCGGAGGACCTCGATCGTCAGTCGGATTAACGTCTTGCCGAACGGCGATCTCAATCGGTCAGCGGTTTGAGCTTTGCGTTCTCTGAAATCAGAAGCCGCCCGTATTTGCGACTGACCTTGTGCGATGGCGGAAGGGAAGCATTCCCATAGTCTTTGCCGTCGAACTGCACCGACGCCTGATAGCCTGGCAGAATCCCGCCGCCGTGAAGGAAAATACTGAAGTCGGGCATGCCATGATGTTTCGTCGGCAAGAGGCGGATAGGCCGGTTGGTCAACCCGATATTGCCGGCAACCTTGAACGATTTGCCTTGCTGTTTCAGGATCATGGCGATGCAGCCGCTACTGCCGCAGAAATATCGGCCGGTCAGAAAGACGACCGTCAGATCCGTTCCGGCGATTTTTGCGGCAGCGTAATATGGGTCATTGTCCGCCCGCATATCCTCATCACGCACATCCGCTCTCAGGAAACGCTCCAGGCTCGACCAATGCCGGGCGTGATGTTTATGGGAATGCTGAGCCGGCTTTGCTGTAGCGGGAATGCCGGCCAGCAGCGCAAGTCCGACGACGAGGGAAACAACGCCTCGAACCATGATTTTCTCACCCACCGCAGCCATTGTGACCGACTCACTTTTCCTCTCCGGGATGAACAACCCGGATTAGAACATAGCAGGAACATTCGGTCAATCCTTGTGAGAGCACGCTTCAAGCTTCTCCTCAATGAAAGAGCGCGGACGGCGGCAGCTCAACCGTCACCAGGTGAACAATCCTGTCCGGCCAAATCAGAATTGCGGCGCGGGCAGCTTCAGCCAATCGGCCAGCCCGCCGCTCAGCGACTGGCCCAGGCCCGAACCGAGCGCCCCGACGAATGCCTGCCCGATATTGCCGCTCGTCTTCTGCGTGCTGTTGGTGGCCTCGGTGCCATATTTGCCGGTCAGCCCGTTCACCAGCCCGGCATAATTGTTCACGCCGGTATAAGGGATCGCCGCCGCCGCCTGTAACGCGGAAAGCGCCGGCGGCACGCCCGCATATTGCGCATTGGTCAGGTCCGGCACCAGGCCGAGCGCCTGCAATTGCTGCGCGATCTGCTGGTTATACTGCGTGTCCGCCGCGCTCGCCGCGTTGAGCGAGGTCGTATTGTCCGCATTCTGCTGCTGGCCCAGCGCCTGGCCCGCGGCAAGCTGCGCCGCGCGATCCGCCTGGAACGCCTGATCCTTCGCCTGCTGCGCTGAAAGGTTGAGCTGCCCGGTCTGATTGTACAGGTTCCCAAGCCCGGTCGCGGCGTTGAGCGACCGGTCCTGCGTCGCATTATATTCCGCGTCGGATTGCGCGCCGACACTGCCCATCCGCGCCAGCTCGTCATTATAGGCGCCGTAACGCAGCTTGTTCTCGCTGTCCGCCAGGTTGCGGCTCAGCAGGTCCGCATAAGCGGTCGAAAGCCCGCCTCCCATCCCCGCCGCGCCGAAGCGCTGGTTCAACGCCTTGGTCGCGGCGTCGTCGGATTGTCTGACGATCGCGTCGAGATAAGGATTGGTATTCAGATATTTGCCCGAAAGCGTGTCCTTGTAGAATTGCGCGCTATCGCCATTGGGGTGCTGCGCGGTCATGCCCGAAAGCAGCCCAAGCGCCGGATTGCCGCCGCCGATCCCGTCATAGACGCCCGGCGAATGCGATCCCTGCGCCAGCCCGCTCACCACGCCCAGCGACGGGTCGCTCGCTCCCATCAGTCCCCGATAGGTCGCCGCCCCCGGATTGCTGCCCGCATAAGCCCCCCCATAGATGTTCGCGGCGGCGTTCTGCGCATTGCCGACGAAATTGTTGGTGCCGATCGATTTGGCGAGATCGTTGTACAGCCCATAGGCGCTCTGGCTCATGCTCGCGAGATTGCCCTGATTGCCGTCCAGCACGCTCTGCGCGGTCGTCAGGCCCCGGTTGATATAGGGCGCATATTGGTCGAGCGGGCTCGACGTGGTGGTGCTCTGCGTCTTGGTCTTGCTCGAGGAAAGTCCCATCGGCTCTGATCCTTGGCTGTGAAATGGTGAGGGGAATCCGGGGCGCATGGTCCCCGCGCAGCCTTGCGGGCCGCGGTGAAAGGTCGTTCTTTCAGGAGCCCCCGGGAGAGGGGGGTCGATACCCTGTCAGGCGGCGGCCCCGCGCCGCCCGGCGTCATTGGGCGTGACTTAAATCCGTCCGGGTCAGCTTCAGCGTCTTCGGATCGAAACAGTAAATCGGGTCTCCGCCGGCGGCCGCACGGAGCTTGATCGCCAGAACGACACAGGTCTCGTCGCGAAACTCAACCACCATCGGAAAACGCCGTTCCAGTATCTCCTTCTTGTCGGGCTGATTGTTCTCGACCGACCAGAGATCAACCGCGCGATCGATGAAGGGCTGATGGTCGGGAAGGTAATAGGTGGCCCGCCGTTCCGCCTCCCAGCGCAGGTTATGCTCGTACCAGAGCAGTCCGAATTGCGTGATCATGATGATCGCGGCGACGGCCTCGCGCGGCGTGATCGACAGCTTCCTAAAAGGCACAGGTCATTCTCCCGTCCGTATCGATCGCGATCACCGGAATGCCCAACGCCTTGTCTTTCGCGCTGACCGGCTTCGGGTCCTGGGGATTGGGGTGGACGTGAAGGAATACCGATTGGCCATGATATCCTGTCAGCACATTCTCCAGCCACGATGGCCGTGTACGCATGATCAGGTCTCCCGATATCTCGTTCGGCTGTCCCTCGCCGAATGGAGGACCGATCCACGGGCGTCGGCCAAAAAGCGGCATGCTGATATGCTCACCCCATTCGGCCCGGTCTGCGGAGTTTATTCGGGGGTTGGTCGCCGTCGCGAGCAGGCGCAGCGCGTTGGCCTGCACCGTCGGATCGAACGCAGCCGCCAGGCCGTTGCAGCTGGGATCGACAATGACCCTTCCGGGACGGCGCGTCTTGAAGAACGGCATGGCGGCTCCCTTTCGATCATTATGCATAGCGCGAACATAAAAGGAACAAAAGCGCGTTTACAGATCCTTGCGGATCGCCAGCTGGTGCGGCGTGAAGCCCCGGCCGCGCAGCGTGCGCGCCCAGCCGGGCCGGCTCTCCAGAACGATTCCCAGCGCCCCGATCGATCGTGCCCAGGCTTCCACCTGCGGCGCGATCCGGTCGCGCACTTCGCGCACGTCGCCGGCCGCTACCAGGCCGTGCACGTCATAGGCGCCGGTCGGATAGGTGCGGACTTCGGTCACCGCCGCGGCATGCTCGCTTCGCCAGAAGCGCGCGCTGCCCGCCAGGATACGCGCATCCAGCCATTCGGGCGTATGCCGCCGCGCGTCCATCGCCGCGGCGAAGGCCGGCCGCCATTCAAGGTAGCTGGCCCATTCGGTCATCTTCATCCTCGCCTGCTTCGGATCGAGCCGGAGCTTTGCCTGATATGGTCATCGATACGATCGGCGGGAGCGCTTCGCGCTTCCGCCAAAAACGTGAATCAGGCCCTAGAACTTGATCCCAACCATATCCCGCGCCTGGGCCTGGCACGCCTTCTTGTCAGTCCCGCAATCGCTCTCGACGCGTCCGTCCTTGTAACCATGATGCTTCGTTTCCCACTTTCGCAGGCAGGTAACGAAATCCGGTCCGGCAGACCCGTAATGTATCCACCAGACCGTCAATAGATTCTGATCAAGCCAATAATATGTGTGGTCGTGCGGCGGAATGTGGACGATACTTGGTTCACGCTCTAATTGTTCCAGAAGCTGAGCTCTGTCGGTATAACTCCGTCCGCAGAGCTTATGAGAAACAGGTTGGCTGGCGAGGGCGATCGCGATTAAGCTAATCTTCAACATCCCGTGCCTCCTTGGCTAAAGTCCGGTCCCTGTCGGGCATGGCAGAATGAATGGATAGTGTCTGAGCACGACACTTGCATTTTGGCCGACGTCCACACCGCCCGGTATCTCAACTATGAATTGCCCCGGGGAGCGGCGCTGCAGAGCATCGCGGACTGGGATGTCTTTATCGGGGGATCGTCCATCGATGACATCGGTAAGTCCGTGGAACCAGGACGTCGATTTGCCGTCGCTACTTACCAGCTGCCCGGAAATGTCTCGTACGTACGGTTTCAAATCGGCCTTACGGGATCCGCCGAACTGATACGGAATGACCGCAGCCGTGTTTGGCCTAACCACGTCGAAAGCGCCCATCTTGCCATACAGGCGAGTATTGCCGGCCAAGCCTCTGGCGAAGCCGTAGCATTCCTTGATTGGATCGGGATGGGTGAACAGCTCGGCGCTTGGCGATTGGGCCGCAGGGTCGAGACTGCTGAGCTCGCTGCCCAACGCGGGAAAGCCGGGGCCTGGTGAAGCGCCGAACGACCCGGACAGGGTTGAATCGTCGGAGATGGATGATGTTCCCGGCGCCGCCCGGCCGATCTGATTCATGCGGAACATTTTTTGTCCGAACATGCCCGCCCGCGGCGGCGCGGCAACTGGCGTGCCTGGGGGAACGGCGCCAACTCCCAACGCGTCCAACATGGATCGCTGCCAAGGTGTAGCTCCATACGTTTTGGGGTCCCGAAAAACGGCCGTCACTTCGGCCTTCTTTCATACAATGATCGCACTATGATCCCTTTCTGTTCCTGTCAAGCGCAACAAATTCTCATCTCACACCGTCGCCCCGCTTGCATCCTTCCACACCCCGCTCGCATGCCGCCACACCGGCTTGCCCAGCGTCGTGTCGTAGAACATCTGCCCGGTGACGGCCTTCTTCGGCCGCTCTGGCGTAGTGCCGCATCCCGCCAGCCGCCGGATCAGCCCGTTGGCGGCGTCGCGCGCCTTGCGGTTCCATTCGCTCTGGTCGCGCTCATTGTCCTTGATCAGCAGGCTCATGGCCGTCCTCCCGCCACGGCATCCACATCATAGCCCTGCGCGTGCGACCATATCGTGCCCGCCGGGATCGAAAGCGTGATCCGCGTCACCGCCCAATTCTCGCGGCTGCGATAGGTCCCGTTCGGCCGCCGCGCGGAATAGATCGTCTCCACCGGTGCGGCGTCGAGCGAATCCGCCCCCGCCACCGTCACGCCTGCGCTCGCCGCGTCGGTCAGCGGCCTGATGCTGCGGATCCGCGCCCGCGCGCCCGGCGCCAGCTCGCGCGCCGCATCCGCGATCGTCGCCGCCAGCGCCGGGCCGGAAAGCGTCCCCAGCCGGTGCGTGCCGTCGAACAGCATCGCACTCGGCACCCCGCCGCGCAGCGCCGCCCCGTCCGGCGCCACGCTCACCGCGTCGATCGATCCATAGAGCGCGTCCAGATCCTCCAGGCTCGTCGCCAGCGTCAGCGCGGGGAACAGGCATTCGCTCGTCAGCGTCGCCGTCGTCCATCGCCCCAGCGCATAATTATAGAGGAACAGCTGCGTCGCCGGATCGGCTGACGGCACCGCGACGATGTAGAGCGCGCGCAACGGATCCACCACCGCGCTCATCGCGCCATAATAGCCCCGGTCGATCAGCGATCGGAATGTGCGGTCGACTTTCTCGTCGCCGATCGCCTGCACATTGGTTCCGTCGCACGCCATGAACCCTCGGTTCGACCAGAAGAAGCTCGTCTTGCCCCAGCTCGCCAGGCTCTTCGGCGCGGCGCAGCCCGCTTGCGTGACGATCTCGTCAAACTGCCAGATCACATCGTCGGCGCTATAGGTCATGCGCAGGATGCGATCCTCCTGGAACACCAGCCCATATTCGCCGCCCACCACGCCGGTGATGTCGCCTCCGCCCGGCATGTCATATTGCCCGGCCTCGGATGCGCCGCCCGCCGTCCAGCTCGCCGGATTGCCATTGTCGGACCACGCGATCCGCAGCCCGCTTCCGCCCGCATAGCCCGCGACAAGGAAGCCCCGCACCACCGCCAGATAGCGCGCGCTCGGCGGGCTCCCGCCCAGATTGGTCATGGCCGATGGTGAGGCGGGATCGAACGCCTTGATCGGATCCACCCCGTTGGTCGCCAGCATCAGCGCGCCATAGGGGCAAAATCGCACGCCTAGGTCGCGCGATCCCGAAAGCCCGCTCGCCACGCTCGCATAGCCGCTGCTCGAATAGGTATAGATGTTGCTCGTCGTCGCCGCGAACAGATAGGGCGCGTCGGCATGCCGGTATCCGCTTGCGCCGATGCAGCGCGCCGGCAGCGTGCCATTCTTCATCGCCGCGAAACCGCCGATCGGCGCATAGCCGCCCGCGATCGCCACCACGCCGTCCGCCTTCGCCAGGCCGTCGCCCAGCTGGGCCGGCCGGTCGGGCAGCCATTCGCCGAAGATTATCCGGGTCATGGCGTCACTCCCTGGGTCAGCGCACCCTTGATCCGCATGTTGCCGGATGCGTCGATCGACGCGACATTCACGCCGCCGATCACGAAATAATATTTGTTCGCGGTCCGGTCGTAGAACAGTTTGTCGCCGCTATCGAACGTCACCTGCGGATTGCCCGACACGATCTGCGCGAAGAAATTCACGTCGCCGATCTGGACATAGCTTCCCGCCGCCACCGATCCCGTGGCGCTAAGCCCGTTGGTATCGACCACCACCTTGGTCGCGCTGCCGATCACCATTTTATGCTGGTTCGCGGTTCGATCGTAGAGGTAGAAATCCCCGCTATCGAATGTCAGCAGCGGTTGACTGCCGCCATTCAGCGACAGGCTCAGATTGGCGTCCCCAAACATCGCCGGGCCGCCCGAAAATGTATGCCCGGCGCCCGTATCCGATCCATATTGCATTGATCCGGCGTCGGCGTTGAATCCCACATACCCGTTGCGCGTGCCGTCGGACTTCAGGAATTCGATGATGCCAGTATATCCGGCGGAAAAAGCGCGGCTTAAGTGAAGTCCCCCTGCACCGCCGGAAGGTGGAGAAGAAAACGTGTCAGAAGTGACGCTCGGGGCGATGATCCCGCTGGATTGAATGGTCAGTTTTGCCGAGTTTCCAATGTTGAAAGCGTAGGCGTTGGCAGAGCGGTTGAAGCCTAAATAGTCTGTATTGTCGAAAGTCAGCAGGGGATCAGGTCCCGTGAAGGACGTGCTGAAATTCACATCTCCGAATGTCGTGGTGCCACCCATCGCCACAACCCCGCTTTGGGGGCTGAGCGAGATGCTCGATCCAGCGACTACGACTGGCTTGAAAGCGCCAGCGGATCGGTCGAACGATAATAGATAGCCCGTGACGCCATCCCATTGCAGCTCGACGCCGGCGCCGCCCGACGGCGCGCTCGCGCCTGTCGAACGGACATAGGCCGCGTCCAGATAGCCCCCGAATTTCGCATTGCCCGCGGAGTCAAACCGGCTCTCGATCGCTTCCACCCGCGCATTGAGCGACTGGAAGGTTACGGATGTGCTCAGCCGCTGCGACATCAGCCGTCCACCAGGAATTGGGTGTTGCCGTCGGTCGGCCCGCCTGTGCTCGTGCCCAGGCCGGATCCGTCGGTCACCGTTGCCCGCATCCGTATCGGCCCCGCGGCATGCCGCGCGCGCTGGCCCGCCTGGTTCACTTCTTCGATCAGTTCGTCATACCAGCTCTTCAGCAACGGCAGCCGCGCGTCGTTCCAACCGCGAAACTCCGCCATTGCCAGGCTAGCCGCGACATACAGGTCCGGGTGTTTCGCCAGCAGCCAATTGCTCGGATTGCTGTCGGATAAGGCTGGAATCGCCTGCTTGTAGACCAGCCGGATCGTATAGGCCGCGTCCGGGGAGGGCGCGATCAACAGCGACGATCCGCTCAGCGCATAGGCCTGCGGCTGGCCCACCCGGCTCGACGGAAATAGCAGCCGCAGGGTAGCCGGTGAACTCGGCTCCAGCGGCACGCGTGGCGATGTATCCAACGTGCACTCGCGCACCTCCCGCAAATCCTGCGGCAGGTCTATCGACGGCGCGCTGGCATCCAGAGTCGTGATCACTTCCATCTCGGGCGCGTTCAGCAACCGCGAAAGCCGGCGCTCGGCCAGGCCGATACATTCGGCAGGATTGATGTTGGCGGCGCTGTCGTCGAGCCAGGCGAGCAGGCACGACTGCAGGTCCGCATAAGTTTGCGGTTCGGCCATGGGGCCTCCTTGTTGATGGTTGGATTCGGCGCCCGTCCTGGCGCGCCCGCGATGGATTGATGGGTGCGGTTATCGGGCGATCTGCTGCCGATCGCTCACAGAATGATGTTCTTGACCTTGCACCAGCGATAGTCGCTGGAATTGAGCAGCTTCTTTACCGCGTCGGCATGCGCTGGGTTCCAGGCGTTCACGCCAAAGCGGGTCAGCCATTCATACATCACGCTCGATGGTATTGATGCGGCGTGCCACATTTCGGATCGACGATCGAAATCCTCGCTCTGGTTCGCCTTGTTGCGTTCGATGATGGAGAAATCATCGATTTGCACGCGCACAGCGACCTCGCCTTCCGCTTCTCCATTCGCCAGGTAACGCTTAATACCGCGCGCTGGATCGTGGTCGATTAACTCCCAATCCGGCATCTTGCCTCCCTAAGATGTTGCGGGGACTAAATGCATCGGAAGATGCGACTACCGGTAAACTTGCCGGAGCGGCGTTGCCCGCATGCCAAAAGGCTAGGAACTCGCGTAGGCTGTCCTGCGTGATCGTCCCCACGTCCACACACCTAGCCACCAGAGCAATGTGGCATAACCTTCAAAAGTGGAGGTTAGCTGGAAATTAGCAGGGGCATAGAAAATGGTCATCATTACCAGGCAAAACAGCACGGCGGCTCGTAAGTCGCCCGCTAAAGTGTCAATCCAGGTCTTCCCCCAAAGCCATCCCAGCGCGATCGTGAAGATCAGTGCGCCTGTGAAGCCGATGTCGTTCGCGATCCATGCCCACATGGTCGACCATTGAGTTTCATCGGACCACGCATCTATGCGATTACGGTAAGTTAGAGTTCGATTGGCCCAACTCTCATCGCCGCCAAGGTTCACATAAAGTGCTGCTAGGGGCGGAGAGTGCCCGATTCCAAAGGTCGGCATGGGAGTCTTCTCGCCGGCGAGACTCAAGCCATAATAGCCTTGCGCTAAGTAGCCCGTGATTGCGGCCGCTCCGAAAGCCATATCATCTGACATGGCGGCGTAAGGTGTTTTGGTGAGATCAGCGCAAATCCGGCTATAGCCGATGCATGTTGCCATTCGCCCTCCGGCCCGGGCCTGGGTCCGGCCAACAACTGCTGTAAGCACGATCGATAGAATTACCCCGACAGCCAAGAGGCCTTTCCAGCGTCGAATGATTACCGCGGTAAGATTACGACCTTCCTCACGAGCGACTGCACCGATACGCGCCAAATAGGCGCTGGCGCCGATGACCAAGATGTCGGCGAGCTCGCGCGTCGTGCCTCGAAGGATCGAAAGGTCAACGGAAATGAGGACGGTCATCACGAGAGCGGCGCGTCGTAAATGCGAAAGGCGGGGCCAAAGCATGACGCCGAGGGGCAGTACGCAAAAGACGAATGGGCCAAAAAAAGCTCGCGCAGCAGCGATCGGGCCGCGACTCCCTTGAGTGGCAGCTAATTGGTCGCTGAGAGCAGAGTAGGCCGCTTGTTGGTCTGCGAGCGCGCCGCCAGCGTCCCATGGCAAGTGACCGGTATAGGTAATCGTGGTTGGAACCAGCAGAAGCAGAGCTGCGCTTGCCCCTAAGGCGAAGAAGACCGGTGCGAAGGAGAAATCGCCAACGCGAGCCCTCCCCCGCACGCCAACGAGAAAGCCGGCCGCGAGTGCAGCGAAACACCCTGGCACGTAAATCAGCGGAACCCAGCGGGCGATTAGGGGCCAATCAAACGGCCCTAACCAAAACAACCCGTAAGTTAGAAGAAGGTAGGGAAACGCTAATAGCAGCGGCAAAGGCTTGAGGCTGCTCACGGTCTAACTTTAGCTCCCCAAAATCGATTGAAGGGAGAGGCGAAAGGTAAGCGGCGCGCGGCGCAATCCGTGCAGTTAATGTCGCTGATTTCGCCGCGGCGGGCGTTCTCAGGCCTCAGGATTCCGGTAGTGCTCATGCTCGATGGTTAGCCGAGAGCGCGCTCCCAACCTAGGCGAAAATGGCCAACAATCTGATGGGGGCGCAAACGCTATGAACCTACCAGTCGCCAGTTCTTCGGCATAAAGAAAGCGCCGCCGACCCAGAGATCGGCGGCGCCAAAACGCTTAAAGGATTAGGCGTTACGCGAAGGTAACGGCAGCGCGACGGCGGCGCATCGCGGCGCCCGCCAGGCCGAAGCCGCCAACCATCATCGCCCAGCTGGCCGGTTCCGGCGCAGCGCTGGAGAGGAGCTGGTAACCGGCATTGTCCCCGAGGGCAAAATCGCCATTCGGCCCCACCTGACGGCCAGTGCCATTGCCGCCGGCAAAGCCCATCGTGCCCATCATCGGTGCTTCGAAGCCGGCCCAATATGTACCGGCAGAAAGGCTAAGCCCGCTCAGCGATCCGCCAACCTGCTTCTCAAGGCTGTAAATGCCTTGGCGGGTTGCGAAGGTGGTAACGGGAAACACCAGCTGCGAATACAGCAGCGAGCTGCGGTCGCTATTATATACGTGGAACGTATAACCGGTCGCGATCGCCGCGGTATCATATCCGCCACTGGCGTAGATCCAGAGGTTCACCCCGGTGATGTTGGCCGAGCTGCCCAGCGTGAACTGGTCCTGGACCTCTGCCTGATAATAAGAGCAGTCGGCGCACCATGCGCCCTCGACCTGGGCGGCGCTGTCGTCGGCAAGCGACTGATAAACGACATTCGCGGATGCAGGGGCCGCAATAACCAGCGCGAGCGCGGTACAAGCCAAGCTAAGAGTTTGATACTTCATGGAACTAATCCCCACCTTACGAGGTAGGCGCCTGCCGACGAATCGCAGCACCTCTCCCCTCATGAACTCTCATAGCATAGTCCATAACGGAGGTATAGATGTTTTTAAGTATCTGTTAACTATATCCAAATGATGCCGCAGATCGTTACTGCGCCGCCATATCGGATGTTTTGATTCATCATTAAAATCAGGTGCCGCCGGAGCCGCACTTCGACGCCTCCCGACTCGCCCGCCTACCCGGCAATCGGGCCGTCCAGGGAGTATATCATCGGTGACTCGCCATAATGCGGCGGCGCCTTGCCAAGCGGCGCACAAAGACGCCACCCTGGCATATCATGCTTCATCTGGGTGTAGACGCGAGGCCAGTCGTGGGCGAAATTCTTGTCCAACCGGAGCCCTGTCTGCTTGATCTGGTCTTTGATCTGAAAGGCTGCAAGTCGCATCAGCTTGGCGTGGTAACCGGCCTCGCTCACCGCGCGGCGCAAGTCTCCCAGCTCGGCATCTCCTACGCGACGCCCCGGCCCAACGATCACGTAGAGTTGCGACCATGCCGCAAACTCTTCGTGGTTCACGCCGTCGATTAATTTGGCATAGCTGGCGATCTCCGCCAGGTTTAACAACTCGTCTCGAGGAAGATGCGCTGCGGTTCCGTCCGCGGCCAAGCTGTCCCAGCTCGATACGGACCAGGGGCGGCTCGACGGACTACCGATTTCGCCCACCGGCGGCAGGCGCCCGGACTCGCCGGCTGTGTCGAGGGTTGCGGAAATCTCCTCAAGTCGCCGCGCCAGACAGCGCGACTCCAGCTCACGTTCCTTGGCATTGTAGAAGATGGACACGAAGTCGCCGCCCAGTGCGTCTCTGCCGAGTTCGACCCGGTGCTTCCAGTGAAGCATCTCGACCACTTGCTCCAGGCACATTGCCAGCAACACGCCGAGCAGGATGATGCCCACTTCGCCGACGAACTCGCGCCAGCCATGAAGCGGCTTCACCTTATGATGGATTTCCATGGATTTCCCCCGCTCTCACCCTGTGAGATGAAAGCCAGGTTGGCAACCCACGCCGTCGGTGTCGGGCCGAAGCCCCATCGGCCTCCCAGCAGCTTCGGGGGCGGGGCTCACTGTCGTAGCCCCACCCCTTAAGCTCAGCTGAGGTCCGCAACCACGCCCGATGCCGCCTCGTTCAGGCACTTCACTGCCCATTCGACGCTCAGCATCTTGCGCGTCGAAAGCCCGGTCTTGGCCAGATCCTGCACACCCAGGGGATCGAGCATGCCGATCTCCCAATATTCGGGATCGACGATCAGCGCGTCACGCGTCGAGCAGAAGCGCGACGGCACGAACTGCACCTCGCCGAAGTCGGATACATAGATGTCCGCGCCCGCGACGATCGTCGCTTTCTTGTTGCCCGTCTCGCGCCGCTGCTGGGCCAGCCCCGCGAAGGCGGCCGCGGTCTGCTTCTGGCCGCCCGCGGTGATCACCATCTTCGGGTTGCCGCCCTTCGCCCAGACCGATTGCAGCACCGTCTTCAGCAGCGCTTCGGTATAGGGGCGCTGCGTGCCGTTGGTCGCGGCGGTCACCGTGCCTCCGCTGAAGCCGCCGCTGGCGCCGGTCGCGCCGCGGCTGACGTTGCTGGTCAGCCAGGCGAGTGCACCCGCCGTCTGCCCCGCCACGCCCGCTGCCGGCGCCACCGATGCGTAATTGCCGCACGCGCGCGCTTCCATGTCGGTCCGTAGCTCGCGCCCGGCCTTCATGATTTCACGCGCAAGCTCGCTCTTGCGCCCCGCTTTGTTGGTCGCCTCCACCGTGGAGGATACGCCGACCACCTTGGTCGAAATCTGGGTATAGGTCGAAACCCGCGCCGTATTGGCGCGCACGTCATTCGCCAGGTCGTCACCTTGGATCTGGGCATTGTTGGCATTGGCATTGGCCAGGCCGTCGGTCTGCCATTCGGTCTTGGTGGCCGAACACTTGCCCGTCCGGATCGCATTCAGGAAAGGCGTGTCGTCGGGAAAGAGCTCGGCAATCTTGTCGCTCAAATCCTCGCGCACGCCGACGCGGTTGATATTCTGGATCGTGTTCGTTGGTACCGTCATGTCGTCTTCCTTGATGTGGGTTCACGGGATGCCGGATGAACAGGGCCCCGATCCTCCCCCGCCAGGGGGAGGGGGACCGCCGAAGGCGGTGGAGGGGGCGAGCGGCGATCAGCGACATGCCGGGGGCATGTCGCAGCCGCGCAGCCGGCTCGCGCAAGCGAGCCGAGGCTCACGCATTTGGCAGGCCCCGAAATCCTCCCCCGCCAGGGGGGAGGGGGACCGCCAAAGGCGGTGGAGGGGGAGGACTCCCAAAGCGAGAGGGGCGCTTGCCCCCCACAAGGGGAGAGGCCTTACCCTCACCCCCTCAAAGCTTGATCCCCATCGCGTCGAGCACCGCGGCATAGGCATCGCCCGATCGCTCGGCCTTCGCCCGGGCCCACGCGGCATCGCGGCCGCGTGCGGATTGCTCGGCGCGGCTGGGGCTCGTCCCCGGCCGGGCGACGCGCGGCGCACCGCGCGGCGTCTTGCCGATGTTCATCCTGGTCGATTGCAGCTGGTCATATTTGTCGGCCTTGGCTTTCCAGTCCGCCGCCGCCTTCAGCGCCAATATGTCGGTCGCATTGGCCTGGCCCATCATCTCCGCGGAATAACCAAGGCTCGCTCCAACCTGCTCCAGGTCGGTGAGCATCGCCTGGCGCCGCGAAGCGTCGGTCCAGTCATCGCCCAGTATTTCGGCCAAAGCCCGATGATCCTGGGTCAGCTCATGCTGGCGGATAAAGGCGTCGCGCTGCTGCGCCTGGCCGCGGGCTTCGGCGGCGGCCTGCGCCATCGTCTGCGCCTGCGCCATCTGGCCCTCATATTGCGCCTGCAGGCGGTAGAAACTCTGCGGATCCTGCGCCAGCAAGGCAGGGTCCGGCCGCTGGGGCGCCATCTGCCCCAATATCTGCTCCAGGTGCGAAGCATAGAGACGCTGCTGGTCCGCGAACGCCGCATGGGCTTCGGCCGCGGCATTGCGCCGGGCTTCCGCTGCTTGCGTCGTCGCGGTCTGAACGGCTCGCTCGCGCTGGGCTTCCCGCACCGAAATCTTCTCCTGAAGCTCGGGCGTCAGCTGCGCGAACAGCTCTTTGGCGTCATTGTCCCAGGATATGGGCGGGGCGATGGCCGGGTCCTCCGGTTCGTCCTCTTGCCCATCCTGGCCATTCTCCTCCGGCGGCGGGCCACCGTTCGGATCCTGATCCTCCTCCATCTGCTCGAGGAATTCGGCGAAAGCCTCCGTGCGCTCGTCCGACGACGCCGGCACCTCGGCTTCATGTTCATGTGGCTCGATCATCGATCACCCATCTGGTTGAAGATTAAGCCTCTCTCCCCTTGCGGGAGAGAGGTTGGAGAGAGGGGGCGCGCCCAAAGCCTCTCTGCCCTTGCGGGAGAGAGGTTGGAGAGAGGGGGCGCGCCCAAAGCCTCTCTCCCCTTGCGGGAGAGAGGTTGGAGAGAGGGGGCGCCCAAAGCGCGATTCACCGCACCTTGCCTACCGGCGCACAACTGCCATGATGCGGATATGATGATGGAAGACCCACGCAAACAGGCGCTCCTCACCGCGGCTGCGATGATCCTGATCGCGGTCCTCGTGCTGTTCATCCTGCCGCCGGCCGCCAACGATTCCGAAAAAGCCTTCCGCCTCGTCGTCGCCTGCGCCGCGATCTTCGCCGGCATCCTCAAGCTGCGCCGCGCGATGCGGGCGCGGCGCGACGATGCGGGCGAGCCCTGA